GAGATTCCTGTTCAGGTTGTAAAATTATTTTCGACATCAACTACAGCAACTAATGTTGTAGCTCTTTGGTAGTATGGCTCCATTAGGAATACAAATAGGAGTTACTACCGGGTCAGGAATTAATAGACCTCTTTCGAGTTTTACCGGAATCCTTGATGAGTTCACAGGAGCGGCAGCGGCTTACTCTGTGCGGAAGCTATCAAGCACCTACTCAGGTAGTGCAATGAGGGTGCGGAGATCATCCGATGGCAATGAGGATGATATTGGCTTCGATGCAAATGGAGATTTGGATACAACGGCACTCCTTGCATATGTGGGAACGGGGGGTACAGACAACGGCTTCGTCACAACGTGGTACGACCAATCAGGTAACACAAGAAATGCCACTAACTCGACAGACGCAGAGCAGTCTAAAATTGTGAGTGCGGGGGCATTGGTAACCGAGGGCGGCAAGGCGGCAATCGACTTTGATGGAACAGATGACCATTATGATATTAGTGGTCTGACCTCAATTCTCTCAATAGCTGCATCACATAGCACATACATTGTTCATAAATGTGTCTCCGAATCGGGTGGTGACGTTCTTTTGCAATCAGCAGTAGGGGCGAGTGACCGTTTTGGTTCAGGGTATCGGGCGAAAAAAATTCGAGTATCTGCATATAACGGGACTAGCTACACCTCAAAGAGTAGTGCTTCTAATCAAAACAATAATCATATACTATTAAGTACTATTTGGAACACATCTAACATCGATGTGTATTTGAACGGTGACGATAGTAATATGACAGGAACGAGTAATCTATCAATGGCGAGTACTGCCAATACTTGTATCGGCGCAAGAACTAACGGGACGGCGGACTTTTTAGATGGAACAATACAAGAAATCATTATTTATCCAAGCGCCAACAATTCCACAACCCAAGGAGGCATCGAGACGAACATCAACACCCACTTCTCAATTTTTTAACCATGAGCTTTTACATCGGAACATTAGAAGAGTGCGGCGCCTACAATACCAAGGTCAATGAGGTGAAGCAGTACAAGGGGTCTATCACAAACAATTGGGCAAACCCACGGCAACACCCTGAAGATGATTACTATGCTATTATAGCAAACGAATCGGTTAAGCCTGATGAAGAGAGCAGCTTGCAGATTGTTAAGGAACTTGGTGAAGATTGGTATCCAAATGAAGAAGAATGAAGCACTTTAAGATAGAAGAGTTTGATAGTCCCGATATGCCGGGAAGCGCTCAGAACATGGACGCTGAATTTCTTGAGAAACTTGATATGCTTCGTGGGGCGTGCGGGTTTCCTTTCAAAATAAACTCAGGCTATAGGTCAAAGCTGCATAATGCTAAGGTTGGGGGGAAATCGGGAAGCAGTCATACAAAAGGCTTAGCCGTTGATATCCACTGCACTGAAAGTTCTAAGCGTTGTAAGATTGTACAGCACGCCTTGAACATGGGCATCACACGAATAGGAATCGCTAATACATTCGTACATTTGGATGTCGATAAAGACAAGGTATCTAATGTAATTTGGACGTACTGATGAAGTTTGATTTAGGAGAGTTTGGAATAAATGTCGGGCTTATGATTGGTGGTTTTTTCGGCTCACTTATTACGGTAAAAAACAAGAGGTCTCTTAAAGAGCAGCTACTTAGTATCGTCACAGGAACAATGTCAGCCAACTATCTCGCTCCGGTTCTGATAGATTGGTTTAATCTTACAGGTTCGTCGCAGTACGGCACAGCGTTTATCGTTGGCTTTGGCGGACTCAAAATGGTAGAAGCGGTTTATGAAAAGTTTATCAATAAAGCAGCCTCGTGAACAGGATACTGAAGGAGGTTGCGCAGTGGGTGGTAGTTGCAGCTCTTGCTTTTGGAGTATTTGCTTGGCTAGAGTTTAAGCTCGTCATGCCCGCAATGGAGAAGGATATTATCGACCATCTCCCTAGCGACACCATTATCCATGAGATTGAGGTTCATGTTCCTGTTCCTCACTACATCGACTCAATCGTCTACAAGACAAAGTGGGACACCATTCCTTCCATATACATTTGGGACACTATCCGTGCAGACATTGATACGTCTGCAATCATCAAGGACTACTTCTCTCGCGTAAACTACGCAGACACAGTTAAGAACGACAGCAGTGCTTTTATTGTAGTCAATGAGGTTGTACATATGAACCGCATACAGCAGAGGAATGTCTTATTCAAGAACAACAGAAAGACTGCCGTGATTGCTCCGCCTGACAACAGCGCGATGGTGTTGGGTGTTGGGGCTTTGCAAGATGGCGTCATGGTATCGGTAGGATACCGACTTAAAAAAAACTCTATAAGCCTATCAAGGGTGGATAATCAGTGGGGACTGATTTATCAGAGGGATTTCTAACTACCTAATAATTAATTACATTTGCCATGAGACAACAAAATGTTGACAGGATGAATACGCCCTATTACCAAAGTACAACTGTAAGAAAAGCTATTGATGAAGTTCTTCAAAAGAACGCTTCAATGTTTGCAAATTTAGGTAACACTTCTACGAAAGAAGAAAAAGAACTAGCTAAGCTAAAGGAGAGAGAATCTCTTTTAAGCGTTCGGTATCTTGACCCACAGACTATCGACTCCTTGGTTTTGAATGGTGACTAAGAGTTACATCGGGTCTTACAGAGAGACGGCTAATAGCCGTCTTTTTTTTGTCGTAGATTTGTTACAGTTCAATATCAGTAGCAATGGATGGCCTTGTAAGGAAAATAGTTGTAGGCACTGACTACAAAAATGCAATGGTAGTTAAGGAGGGTCAGGTTGTCATAAAGGGCAAGGCGACTGTTTCCTATATCAAAAAGAATGTTGAAGGGCAGACGTATGATGTGTACGTCAATAAGACAGACAGTGATGAGCTGTATTGTTGGAAGCAGTTTCCTATGGCTATTACTTCTGTAGAAAATGAAATTGATTTTTAATGAAGTCACCTTTTTGTTTTGTGGCTAAGCCTGTTGGTGACAGGTACAAAAACACAAAAGAAATAGCGGGGGTTGAGTTTATTGTAAATACCTCTGAAGAAGACCATAGGTTTTCAAACAGGTACGCTGAAGTCGTTCAGGTTCCGATAGAAAATTTTTACAACATTCAGATTGGTGACATCCTATTGGTCCACCACAATGTGTTTAAGTTTTACAACGACATGAAAGGCCGCCGTAAAAGCGGAGCTAGTTTTTTCAGGGACGACTACTTCTTGATTGAGCATGAGCAGGTGTTCATGTACAAGAGAGATGGAAAGTGGAACTCAGTGGGCAGGCATTCTTTTGTAAAGCCCGTAGAGCCTAAAGGTATTTTCTTGTTTACAGGAGCAGAGTATGAGCCGCTTATGGGCGAGATGGTGTATCCAAGTGAATACACCCTTAGCCAAAACATTAAGAAAGGAGACCTGATAAACTTTGCTCCTGAAAGCGAATATGAGTTTGATGTTGATGGTCAGCTCATGTACAGGATAATGGACAGACATATTACAATGCACCGGAATGAACTCCAAGAAAGCTAGGACAGACATTATTGATGCGGCAGAGGAAGCTGTCAAACAACTTATTAAAGTTGCAAAAGAAAAGATTATTACCGAAGACCCTGAAAATGATTTGGCTGCTGACAGGCTTAAAAATGCAGCAGCTACAAAAAAGTTGGCAATCTTCGATGCGTTTGAGATAATATCAAGGATAGAGCAGGAAAGAGAAAGCTTGAATGAAGCGTCAGAATCAGCAGATAAATCCGTTGGAGGATTTGCAGAAAGAAGGTCAAAGTAGCCTTTATACTGTACTAGACTCTCACATTCCCGGCACGGTTGTGTCGAACAAGAATCGTAGCAAGAGTTGGAAGTATGGCTACGACCCCAAGTATGACGTTGTTGTTATTTCAAAGACAGGAGAGATTGGTCAGATTGTAGACATCTCAGGCCTAAAGATTGCTTTGCCTAAAGCTCCCAAAAAAGTTTGGTCAAGAAGCAAAAAGAAAGAGGAGCAGTATTGGGAAAGGCATGAGATACCCAAGGTCTTAGATAAAATACAGAGCATCTTCCATTGGAACGAGATGCCAAAAGAGTTTAAGGCAAAGTGGGTGTCATACATAGAGGGGGAGTTTGATAATAGGGAAGATGGTTTTTGGTTCCTAAATAATGGAGAGCCTACATATATTACAGGCTCTCACTATATGTACCTTCAGTGGGCTTCGATTGATGTAGGGTATCCTGATTACCGAGAGGCGAACAGGATATTTTTTATTTTTTGGGAAGCTTGTAAAGCTGACAGTCGTTCATTTGGAATGATATATCTGAAGATTCGTCGTTCAGGATTTTCATTCATGTCGTCTGCTGAAAGCGTCAATACAGCAACTCTTGCAAAAAATGCACGGGTTGGCATCTTGTCAAAGACAGGTGCTGATGCCAAGAAAATGTTTACCGACAAGGTTGTTCCAATAAATAGCAAGCTTCCATTTTTCTTTAGACCCATCATGGACGGTATGGATAAGCCGAAGACCGAGTTGGCATACCGCATACCTGCGTCTAAGATTACCAAGAAGAATATGTCTGAAGTGTCTGATGAAGACATGAGTGGATTGGATACCACGATTGATTGGAAGAATACTGAAGACAACAGCTATGATGGTGAAAAGCTTTTGTTCTTGGCGCACGACGAAAGCGGCAAGTGGACAAAGCCGAATAACATCTTGAACAATTGGAGAGTGACTAAGACTTGCTTGCGATTGGGGTCTAAGATTATTGGCAAGTGCATGATGGGTTCTACATCGAATGCTCTTGACAAGGGTGGGTCAAATTTTAAGAAGCTGTATGAAGATTCTCGCGTGTCTACCCGAAACAAAAACGGTCAGACAAAGAGTGGGATGTATGCTTTGTTCATTCCAATGGAATGGAATATGGAAGGATTCATCGACAGGTATGGAATGCCTGTGATGCATTTAACCACCACTGAGCCTGTCAGGGGCATTGATGATGCATATATCCATCAAGGTGCGGTTGACTATTGGGAAGCTGAAGTAGACTCTTTAAAAAATGACCCCGATGCGCTGAATGAATTTTACAGACAGTTTCCAAGAACAGAGTCTCACGCATTTAGAGATGAGAGCAAGTCATCTATACTCAACCTTACCAAAATTTATCAGCAGATAGATTATAACGACGGCATGATGCAAGGTCAGTTTATATCTGTCGGCAACTTCCATTGGAAGGATGGTGTCAAAGACTCTGAAGTAGTTTGGTCTCCTGACAAGAGAGGTAGGTTCAGAGTATCTTGGTTGCCCCCAAAAAAATTGCAAAACAAAGTCATAGATAAAAATGGAAAGAGGTATCCCGGTAATGAACACCTTGGTGCGTTCGGATGTGACCCATACGACATATCCGGAACTGTGGGCGGAGGGTTCTCTAATGGAGCCCTTCACGGACTCACCAAGTTTCACATGGACGACGCTCCCACAAATGAGTTCTTCCTTGAGTATATAGCACGACCACAGACTGCTGAGATATTTTTTGAAGATGTCTTAATGGCTTGTGTGTTTTATGGTATGCCTTTGTTGGCTGAAAACAACAAAGCTAGACTGCTGTATCATTTTAAAAATAGGGGGTACAGGGGATATTCAATGAACAGGCCTGACAAAGCTTTTAATAGATTGTCTGTAACCGAAAAAGAAATAGGGGGTATTCCCAACTCTTCTGAAGATATAAAGCAAGCTCACGCTTCGGCTATTCAGTCATACATTGAAAAGTATGTGGGGCTAGACATGACAGGAGACTATCGTCCTGCTGACGAAATGGGCATAATGTATTTTAATAGGACGCTTGAAGATTGGGCTAAGTTTGATGTGTCAAATAGAACAAAGCACGATGCTTCAATAAGTTCGGGCTTAGCTATAATGGCCTGTCAAAAAGATATGTACGCCTCTAGAAAAGTAGAGTCCAAGAAAATAAGCATTAAATTTGCAACTTATAGCAATAAAGGGATTCAAAGCGAAATATCTTAATGAAGGAGGTCTCTATAAAAATAACTCCAACGGGGTTCCCAAGTCAGTTTGTTTCTGACGCTGAAAAAGACACCGTAGAGTTTGGCCTTCAGGTTGGTCAAGCTATTCAGTACGAGTGGTTTAGAAAAGATAGTTCTACAAGAGGAAAGTTTTACGACAGGTTTAATCAGTATCAGAATTTAAGGTTGTATGCTCGTGGAGAGCAGTCAACTCAACAGTATAAAAATGAACTAGCCATTGATGGGGATTTGTCCTACATCAATCTTAATTGGCAGAATGTTCCTGTTATACCAAAGTTCGTTGACATCATTGTCAATGGAATGTCTGAAAGGCTATTTAAAGTCAAAGCGTTTGCTCAAGATGCAATGTCTCAAGCAAAGCGAAGCAAGTATCAGGACATGATTGAGGGGCAGATGGTTGCCAAAGATGTCTTGAGTATTGTTCAGGAGAAAACGGGGAGCGACCCGTTTGTAATGAATCCTGACCAACTTCCCGCGAATGACGAGGAGCTTTCTCTGTATATGCAGATTAACTACAAGCCTTCAATAGAGATTGCGCAGGAAGAAGCTCTGTCTACAATACTTGAAGAGAATGACTATGCTCACTTGAGGAAGCGTTTGGACTATGACCAAACTGTTTTGGGTGTAGCAATCAGCAAACATCAGTTCCTCCCCGGAGATGGGGTAAAGATTTCATACTGTGACCCTGCAAATGTTGTTCATAGTTACACAGAAGACCCTTATTTCAAAGATTGTTTTTATTGGGGCGAGATAAAAACTGTTCCCCTTACTGAGCTGTACAAGATAGACCAAAGTCTTAATAAAGAAGACTTGGAAAAAATATCTCAGTACAGTCAATCTTGGTATGACTACTTCAATGTCTCTCAGTTTTATGATGATGACATTTTTTTCAGAGACACCTGTACTCTTTTGTACTTCAATTACAAGTCCACAAAGAAGATGGTGTACAAGAAGAAGATGCTTGACAACGGGGGTGAGCGTGTGATTGAGAAGGATGACCAATTCAATCCTCCTGAAGAGATGATGGAGGAGGGCAACTTTGTCAAGATGGAGAAGACCATTGATGTTTGGTATGATGGCATTATGGTCATGGGGACTAATATGATTCTCAAGTGGGAGATGATGAAGAACATGGTTCGACCAAAGTCTTCATCTCAACACGCTTTGCCAAACTATGTGGCCTGCGCTCCCCGTATGTACAAGGGCAGGATTGAAAGTGTTGTTCGGAGGATGATTCCGTTTGCTGATTTGATTCAGCTTACGCACTTAAAACTTCAGCAGGTTATTGCTCGTACAGTTCCTGATGGTGTTTTTATTGATGCTGATGGCCTGAGCGAAGTTGACTTAGGCAATGGTGGTACTTATAATCCTGAAGATGCTTTGAGGCTGTACTTCCAAACAGGTAGTGTGGTTGGACGAAGCTACACTCAGGATGGTGACTTTAATCAGGCGAGAGTTCCTATACAGGAGCTGAGTAAAAACTCAGGAGCTGCAAAAACTCAAATGCTGATTGGTAACTACAATCACTACTTGAATATGATTAGAACTGTTACGGGTCTTAATGAGGCTCGCGATGGTTCTACTCCTGACTCTAGGGCTTTGGTTGGTGTTCAGAAGTTAGCTGCTCTTAATTCAAACACAGCAACTCGTCACATCCTTGATGCGACTTTGTATATGTTTAAGCGTATGTCTGAGGGCTTGTCTTACAGGATTGCCGACATTCTTGAGTATGCAGACTTTAAAGATGACTTTGCAAATAAAATAGGCAAGTACAATGTTTCAATTCTTAACGACACTTCTGACCTCTATATCTACGACTTTGGTATCTTTTTGGAAGTGGCTCCGGACGAAGAGCAAAAAGCTCAGCTTGAAGCCAATATTCAAATGGCTTTATCGAAAGGTGACATCAATCTTGAAGATGCTATCGACATTCGAGAGCTAAAGAATACTAAGCTTGCAAATCAACTGCTGAAGGTTAAGCGAATCAAGAAGCAGGAGATGGACCAACAGAATGAGATGAATAAGCAGGCGATGGTATCGCAACAGCAAATGCAATCTCAACAGATGGCTGCGCAAGCTGCTATGCAAAAGATTCAAGCAGACACTCAGGCTAAGATGGAAATCAAAAGAGCTGAAGCTGCTTTTGATATTGAAAAAATGAATAACGAGGCAAACCTGAAAAGACAGCTTATGGCTGAAGAGTTTAACTACAACCTTCAGTTGGCTGCTATGCAAGGCAAGTCTTTGAGTGATAGAGAACAATCTCGTGAGGAGGCTAAGGCAAAAAGAATTAGCCAACAGAACACCGAGCAGTCTAAACTTATTGAGCAGAGGAAGAACAATCTACCTCCAATCAACTTTGAATCTAACGAGGATAGCTTAGATGGTTTTGACCTTGCTGAGTTTTCTCCAAGATAATGTCATAAATTTGCATTAAATCTAACTACAATGGACATTAAAGTAAGAGAAGTCACAGGCGAAGAAAAGTCTGCGGCTGAGATGGAACAAGAAGTGCTTGATAAGGCGGAAGAGAATAGTGTCGTCGACGACACAATTCAAGAAGCTGAAGAAAGTAAAGAGGAGGTTGTTCCTGAGTTGAAAGAAGAAGATGTGCTGTCATACATCAAGAACAGGTACGACAAGGACATATCGTCTTTCGATGAGTTGATGCAGGAGAAGAAAGAAGCTCCTGAGCTTCCTGAAGATGTTGCGACTTACATGAGGTTTAAGCAGGAAACAGGAAGAAGTTTTTCTGATTTTATAAGAACTCAAGAAGAGTTTGATGAAAAGACTGAAGACGAAAGGCTGAAAGAATATCTTTTGGCTACTGAAAAGGGAATAGACAGAGACGACCTTGAGGTCATCATGGAAGAGTATTCATACGATGAAGACTTGGACGATGATGATGACATTAGGAAAGTCAAGCTGAAGAAAAAGAAAGCGGTTGCTCAGGCGAAGGATTGGTTCAATCAGAACAAGGAGCAGTACAAGGTGAAACTTGAGTCAAGTTCATCTGTCGTTCCGGAAGCTGATAAGGAGCAGTACGAAGCCTATCAACAATATATGAAGGAGGCAAAGACGTTCGAGGAGGAGAATCAAAAGAAGCGTGAGTATTTCGTTAAGAAGACTGACGAGGTTTTCAATAGTGACTTCAAAGGTTTTGATTTTACTGTTGGAGATAAAAACTTCACTTTCTCAACCGGTAGCGCTACTGAGACGAAGGATGCCCATTTAGATTCAATGTCCTTTGTAGGAAAGTATTTGGATGAACAAGGGCTTATCAAAGACTCAGTCGGATACCACCGAGCGTTGGCTGTAGCGTTGAACCCTGAAAAGTTCGCGAAGTTTTTTTATGAGCAAGGGCAGGCAAATGCCGTTGATGACACAATGCGTAAGATGAAAAACGTAGATATGTCAGAAGCAAGAAAAGCTCCTGAAAGCAGTCGCAGCAAAGACGGGTTGACAATACGCGCTGTTCCTTCAGACTCCGGGCGCGGACTTAAAATACGCAGCAAGAAAAGTTAACGAGACTAAAAAAATAAAAAATGTCTGTACTATCTACGCCGGGCTTTAATCTACAGCCCGCACCACAGAAGCTTACGCTTCCGACAAACTACATTACTAGCTTTGATTTCTTGAATCAGTATCTGCCTGATACTTATGAAAAGGAGTTTGAGCGTTATGGTAATCGTTCTGTCTCTGCTTTCCTCCGTATGGTAGGAGCTGAGATGCCAACCACTTCTGACCAAATCAAATGGGCAGAGCAGGGTCGTCTGCACATTAAGTATACCAATGTTGAGGCTTTGGGGGCTGCTGCTGATGATTCTGCAAATTTTGACATTGATGACACTCTCAACCCTACTTCAAATCCATTGGGGACTAATGGCGTTGCGATTCGTGTTGGTCAAACTGTTATGATTGTTGCAAATGATGGTAGTGGAGCTAACAAGGGTATTGTAACTGCAACGAATGTTGGAGGCAATGCAGAGCGTATTACTGTTGGCTTCTACGAAGCAGGCGGTCAGGTTATGGCTGTAAATACAATTTGCACTCTTTTCGTTTATGGTTCTGAGTTCAAGAAAGGAACAGCTACAATGGCTGACACTCTTGAGGCCAATGACGAAATCTTCGACAACAATCCTATCATTATGAAGGACACCTATACTGTTACAGGTTCCGACATGGCGCAGATTGGTTGGATTGAAGTGACTACTGAGAATGGTGCTTCAGGATACCTGTGGTACATGAAGTCTGAGCATGAGACTCGTCTCCGTTTTGAAGACTACATGGAAACTTCTTTGCTTGAAGCTGTTCCTGCTGAAACTACAGGAAACTCTTCAGGTGCTGCTACCGCAGGATTTAAGGGAACTAAGGGTGTTTTCTACGAGGTAAACAATCGTGGTAATGTCTTTGGTGGTGGGTATCCAACTACTCTTTCTGACTTTGACGACATCATCTCTCGCTTGGATAAGCAAGGTTCTATTGAAGAAAACGTACTCTTCTTGAATCGCGAGTCTTCATTCGCTATTGATGATATGCTTGCTGCTCAGAACTCTTACGGAGCCGGAGGTACTTCTTACGGTCTGTTTGACAATGACGAGCAAATGGCTCTGAACCTTGGGTTCTCAGGATTCCGTCGTGGTTATGACTTTTACAAGTCTGATTGGAAGTACCTGAACGACCCCACTATGCGTGGAGGATTGAGCGAAGGATGGTCAGCAGGTGCAACTAGCGCACAGACTATTGCCGGACTGCTTGTCCCCGCAGGTTCTACAACTGTATACGACCAAGTTCTTGGCAAGAACGCTAAGCGTCCTTTCTTGCACGTTCGTTATCGTGCTTCTGAAACTGAGGACCGTCGTTACAAGACATGGATTACAGGCGGAGCCGGTGGAGCCATGACCTCTGACGTTGACGAGATGAATGTTAACTTTTTGACCGAGCGTGCTGTTTGTGTCATGGGAGCTAACAACTTCTTCTTGTTCCGCTACGGAGCGTAATCAGTTGAGTGATTAAGGGGGCGAAAGTCGCCCCCTTTTTATTTTTAATAAAGTGAAATGAAAAAAGCAGAGTTCAAGGACAAGGTGTATCGCCTTAAATCAAGCAAGGCTCCTATGTCCTACATTCTTCCAACGCGCCATACTCGCGCTTACCCTCTTACATATTTCGATGAAAAGACGGGTGTAAACAAGCCTCTTAGGTATTCAACCAATCAGAAGACTCCATTTATGGATGAGCAGGATGGTGAGGCTATTCTTGCTCCTGTTGTTTTTGAAAGAGGTATGCTTCGTGTTCCTAAGCAGAATCAAATTCTTCAATACTTTCTTTCTCTTCACCCTCAGAACGGGACAATTTTCGAAGAGGCTGATGGTGAAAAGGATGCTCAGGAAGAGCTAGACATTTTGAATATAGAGGTTACTGCTTTGTCTGAAGCTCAAGGCCTTGATATTGAAAGTCTTGAAATGGTTTATCGCCTTCTGTTTGGAAAAGACCCTCAGCGGGTTACTACTGCTGAGCTTAGGAGAGATGTTCTTGTGTATGCAAGAAACAATCCTGAAGGATTCTTGGATGCTTTGAATGACCCTGAGAATGAATACTTAGCTCAGATTCAATCTTTCTTTGATGCAAACATTCTTTCGACTAGAAGGAATGGGACTGAGGTTTGGTTTAGTACCAAAGGAAATAAAGGAAAGATGCTCAACGTACCTCATGGAATGAACATGAATGTCGTTGTTGCAGATTATCTGAAGTCAGATGAAGGCATCGAAGCTTTGAAACACCTAGAAGCTGAGATGGAAAAGCAGTAAGTGCTTATTCCTTTGTAATTTAAAGAGGCCTACGGGCCTCTTTCTTTTTTGTAATTTTGCATGATAACGCTTGTGGTTTATGATAAATTCAGTAAGGCAGACTGTTCTTTCAATTCTTAACAAGAACAACTACGGGTACATTACTCCTGCCGATTTTAATCTTTACGCAAAGCAGGCGCAGCTAGAAATATTTGACGAATACTTTTATCAGTACAATTACCAACTGAATAAAGAGAATGCTCGTCAGTCGGGTACTGACTATGCAAACATTGCAAGGGGGCTTGCTGAAGTCATTGACACCTTTTCAGTTACAAAGGCTTTAAAGAAAACTGTAGCTTCTGTGCCTGCATACAACAACACTTTTTATTTACCAAGCATAACAAGTACGGGAGAAGACTACTATCTTATTAATAAGGTACTTGTCTATACATCTTTGCTTGCAAGTGGAAATGGAAGGAATGGAGGGGTTGAAAAGAAATTAAATGATGGCTCTGCAAACTTTACAGTTGCAGGAGTTTCTGTTGGAGATATTGTTGTAAATACCAATGATGAGACGTTTGCTTATGTGACTCAGGTTTTGTCTTCAACAGACCTTATGATGACTGCGGACTTGTTTCCTCAAGAAAGCACGGAGGCGTATAAAATTTATGATGCAGATAGTTTAAAGGTTTCAGACAGGCTTACCCATGACAAGGTTACTACTTTGAACATGGGGATGAATACCAAGCCCACCTTGGTTTTCCCCGCGCACACTGAAGAGGGTATTTTTCTTACAGCACTACCTGATTCAATTAAAAATTACGGTCAGGTAATTGCTCAGTACATACGTTATCCAAAAGAACCAAAGTGGACGTATGTAAATCTTACGGGAGGAGAGCCTGTATTTGATTCAACTCAATCTGATTTTCAAGATTTTGAACTTCCTCCTGATGATGAGTATTCTTTGGTAAATAAAATTCTTCAGTATTCCGGAATGTCTATTCGTGAGATTCAGGCTACTCAATTTGGGCAAGCTCAAGAGCAAGCTCAAGATGTAAATGAGAAGTAATGGCATACATAACAGAGCAAGCATATTATTCAAGCGACTCTAATTGGGGTTCGTATCAATACGTTTCATTGGAAGACATCGTCAACAACTTTATGTTGATGTACTCAGGAAATCATAGTCTTGTTAATAATGAAGAAAGGTTTAAGATAATCTTTCATGCCAAAAGAGCTATTCAGGAATTGAACTACGATGCGTTTAAGAATTTAAAAGTTCTTGAGCTTGATGTAGAAGATAACCTTCGGTTTATTTTGCCTCCTGATTTTGTTAATTGGGTTCGCGTGAATATGTATTATAGTGGATGCTTGTATCCATTAACCGAAAACATACAAATTCAATCTTCGGTTTCATTTCAGCAAAATGCAGATGGGTCAATTGTTTTTGATTCAGATGGAAATGCTGTACGGGACACATCTCAAATTGATACTGAAAGACTTGCGGGAACAAAAAAGAGCATATACTTAAATTCAGGCCATCAGTTTGATGGACAGGAAGGATACTTTATTGATGGCAATTGGTATTTTTCATACCCATATTTTCAAAGAGCAGGGCTTAATACAGAAACTGCAAATAAGAATCCTACTTTTGAGATTGATAGAACTGCGGGAGTAATCAACTTTGGCTCAGACATAAAGGGTCAGAAGGTTATTCTTGAGTATATCTCTGATGGCATGGAAGGTGGGAATGAGGCAAACATGAGCGTCAACAAGCTTTTTGAAAAGTATTTGTATGCCTACATTATGTATGAGATTTTGAATGCCAAGCTTGGTGTTCAAGAGTATATTGTTGCAAGAGCAAGAAAAGAAAAGCAGGCTTTGTTTAGAAATGCAAAGCTCAGGCTGAGCAATATAGACCCCGGAAAGCTCCTTATGAATATGAGGGGTAGGGACAAATGGCTTAAATAATGGCAAACCTTTCGAGGAACTTTGTCAGGGGACGGATGAATAAATCCGTTGATGAACGCCTGATACCAAATGGTGAGTATGTCGATGCGCTTAATGTGCGCATGGGTTCTACTGAAGAATCTGAGATTGGTGTTATTGAAAACACCAAGGGCAATAAAAAACTTACCACTCTTGTAAATCCTGTTGACGGCTCTTCGCTTTCAAGCCAAGTAGTTTGCATTGGAGCATACGCTGACTCTGCAAACGAAACAATGTATTGGTTTGTACATGACCCCAACTTTACAGCTTCAACAAGCAACAAGTGTGATATGATTGTTTCATATAACACTACTACTCAGCTTGTTAGGTATCATGTGGTTAGCTGTACAAATCCAAGTAACACAGCTCAGAGTACATTAAACTTTAGCAAGGAAAGCCTTGTCGTTGGCATCAATCTTATTGATGGTCTGTTGTTTTTTACAGACAATCTGAATCAACCGAGATACATAAACGTCAACAGACAGTATCCTCTTCCTTCGGCTGCTCCTTATGTGGATGATAGCATTTTGGAAGAAAGGATTAGGGTGATTAGAAAGCCGCCCTTAACTCCTCCAACAGTAAATCTGATTAAGGTTCAGGAGAGCGTAAACTTTATTGACGAGCGCTTTGCTTGCTTTGCTTATAGGTACAAGTACGATGACGACAAGTATTCTGCTACGTCTCCATTTACTTCCCCTGCTTTTGTAACAGACCCTTTTGACTTTAGCATTGACAGCTTTCTGAATGAAGGCATGACTAATAACTTTAATGCTGCTGAGATAGGATTCAACACAGGAAGTGAGCTTGTAAAGGGAATTGACCTACTGTACAAGGATGCATCAGATGGTGTGATTAAGGTTATCAAGAAGATTGATAAGGAGGTGGATGGTATTCCTGACAATGATGACAGGGTATTTACATACGACAAGAGTAAGATATTTACGATACTACCTGAGTCTGAAATTCTTAGGCTGTATGACAATGTCCCTATAAAAGCCAAAGCCCAAACATTGATGGGGAACAGGCTTATGTATGGAAACTATGTTGAAGGATATGACCTGACGGATTCAAATGGAAGGGCTGTCAACCTGAACTACTCTGTTGAGTTGGATTCTTTAGATGTTGACATTACAGATATTCCGGAAACTTTTGATTCAGGACTTTATACGTTTAACCCTGTACTTCAGAGAAGTATACAAAGGAGCGTAGGCATATTTGACTTTTCCGCAATTACTGCCGCGCAAATTCAGCCACAGGCTAGAATAGAAATCAGCATGAACATTAGACACAAGGATGTGGCTAATGGTCAGCAGTTTGATAACAACGGTTCTTTTTATTCTGTCAATCAGATAACTCCTGAGTTTCAGATAAACTTTGATTACTCTCTCCCGCCTCAAGTGCAGGGATTTCAAAGTATGTCTCAAGTTTTTTCGCTTCAATCTTTTATTGATGCGATTGGAACTTTGGCTAACATACAGCCTTTGGCTACGTCTTGTGATGGCCCTACTTTAAATGACAACTTTAATTGTCAGATACCCACTTCATTAAGCGGGAATGTTGTTAGTTCGGGTGCTGCTGCTACGCTAGACCTTAATGCAACAGGTGTTGACGCATCTTCGGGTGTGAATCAAAATACAGCTATTGTAATAAATCCTTTTAATGTAACTCTTCCTAATGCAGATTCTGTTGCTATTCAGATTCCTTGTGCAAATTGGGTTCAAAAGGGAACAAATGGAATTTATGAATACTTTGAAATTGTAAGTGCATCAGCAACTTTTGTTGGTGCGTCAGGCTCAAAAAGCCTTCATAGCAATAGAGACTACGAGTTTGGTATTGTGTACATGGATGAGTATGGTAGGTCTTCAACTACTCTTGTAAGCGAAGCGAATACCATTCATGTTCCCTGCGAAAACTCTCCTCTTGTAAACAGAGCTAAAATTGAAATACCTCCATCTCAAAAACCCCCTGCTTGGGCATCTAAGTACAAGTTTGTAGCAAGAGCAAGCAAGGATACTTATGAGACTATTTACTCTAACGTATACTTTGTAGACGAAGAGTCGGGCAATGGATTTATTTTATTGGAAGGTGAAAACATTAGTAAGGTTGAGGTTGGTGATAGATACATAGTAAAGAAAGACAACTCAGGCCCTGCCGGTTCTTGTAAGCACATAACTGTGTTGGACAAGCAGGCTCAATCTTCAGGATTTTTGGGTGGGGATGAACCTGCGGGACTGTACATGGAAGTCAAGCCTAACAACATAGACCTTGCTTTCAGACAAAACAATACAGTTGACTTAGGTCTTCACGATGATGTAGTAGATAGCGGACAGGATGGCCCTGTTCTCTCTTACAATGTCAATGAGCCTGACCCTGCGTATCCCGCTCAAAGAAGACCGATGGAAATTCCTGCGGGCAGTAGAGTTAGAATAGAATTAAACGTATTGAGGCATCCTAGCACGGCGTGCGATAAGCGTCAATATTTTTTTGGAGAAACCATTTCTGCCACAAAGAGATACACGAACTTTTTTGATTTTTTTATTGGAGAAGGTCTTGACAAAACTTTAGTTGACCAACAGTATGTTCTAGTAGGAACATTAAATCCAAAGTATTACTCTCCTAATAGTACATCATTTAACAATCCGACTTCAGGTTCCACTAAGCTTGATATTTCTTTTGGAGGAAATGGAAATCAATTTTTACGAATAGCGGGTCCTGAAAATTGCGGAAGAAGAGATTCTTTTGTAAGCTTGAGGATTCAGGTATTCAAAAGCGATGATGTTTTAATTTTTGAAACACTTCCTGTAGATACCAACCCTGACATCTTCCTTGAAAACGACAATGTTTTTGATATTGTTGGTGGTATTCACAAAGGAACAACTCAAGACCAAAGCTCTACTCAGCCGGCAATTTGCTTTCCAAACTTTTACAACTGCTATTCATTTGGCAACGGAGCTGAGTCCTACAAAGTAAGGGACTCTATTGTTGGAGCTACATTTGATTTGGGCAATAGAGTTTTTGGCGTTCAGTCTGAGGATTATGAAGAGGTACACAGATTTGCTGACATTACATACAGCGGCATTTACAACGACGAGTCGAATGTCAACAAGCTTAATGAGTTTAATCTTGGGCTTCTTAATTTTAAGAAGCTTGAAGAGTCATATGGTATTATCACTTTGCTTGATGGCAGAGAGACTGATGTTTTAACTCTTCAGGAAGACAAGGTATCATATGTCCTTTCAGGTAAGAATCTTCTTTCAGATGCTGCTGCGGGTGGCGCTATTACATCAGTTCCGGAAGTATTAGGAACTCAGATAGCGAGAGTTGAAGACTATGGCAACAGCTTTAATCCTGAAAGCTACGTTCAGTGGGGAGAGGATAAGTATTTTACTGACGCAAAGAGAGGGGCTGTTATCCAACTAAAAGGAAGTAGCGCTAAGAATGAGCAGCTTACTGTTGTTTCTCAATTAGGAATGCGTTCTTGGTTTAGGGATTTGTTTATTGACAGCTTTGAAACTCAGAAGCTAGGAGGGTTTGACCCGTACATGAATGAGTATGTGTTGGCATCTAATGTTCAGACAATACCAACTGTTGATGAGCTTATTAATTGCGGGACAAGTCAAAGTATTTCTGTAGACAATACAACTCCAATAAATTCATTTGATGTTGCGTTGTCAAGTGCAGTAGGAACTATTAATGTTTCATTTACTGTTTCTGTTGCTAGTGGCTCAGGAACTCTTGCATCACTTGTATTGACTTGTGGGTCTCAATCATCTTCCACGCAAAACATAACAGGTACAGGTTCATTTACTTTTTCTCTTGCCAAGACTACGGCGGATACTGTTGCAAAAATTACTCTTACTCAAGACTCTGCCGGAGATAAAGTAACAATAAGCAATCTTTTAGTAAGCTGTCCTACTGCTCCGGCAATGACAGTTATTGAAGTTGTTCTTACAAACAATGATGATTTAGGTAAGTCAATTCATGCAGAGTATGAATACACAAGTGCTACTCCTGCATATTCATCTCCAAGGAGAAGTGATTTTGTTTTATTTAAATCAGGTTCAAATCCGTTAGTTTCTAGGTACAACTCTCTTTCGGGAAATCAAGGAGACCCGCTAATACCTTTAGAAGCTTCTGATGTAACTGTGTTTACTAATAAGTTTCCTTCAGACACATTTGATGTAGATAATGCAAAGCATAAGGTTGGACGTTTGTTTAGCTCTACACTTTATCAAAACAATGCTACTGACATTAATACTTTGTTGGGCTTGGCTACTTTTCAAAGCCTTACGGGTACAGGAGCAGAACGCTCAGTAACTTTTACAGCAAATTCTCTTAACACCTATATGTATGTCATTTGGGACTTGAGAAGCTCATCTCCAATTGAGTTGTGTAGAGTTACTGACCCAAATGCTACTGCCGCAGATGTGTGTTGCGATGAAACTTGTTTTTGCTTGGAGCAGTGTACTCAATATGAAATAGTAATTTCTTCTCCTGCAACTTCTGCTATTGTTGAATATACTGATTGTTCTAGTGGAGAGACTTTTACTATTTCAAAAGCAGCAGGAACTCATACTGTTTGTTCTAGGAATCTTCCTAATATTATTAGTGTTGTGGGCGGAACAGAAGAGCAGGTTGCAATAACTGCGGGAACTTGTGGAACTTGTACATAATTTATAATGGGCGCACTTGCTAACGTATACATAGATGGTAGTTCTTTTTCTACTGCCACAGGCATTTGGTCTAACTCGGCATTAACTAGTTTTGCTACTACAGGATGGTATTCTGATGGAAGTATAGCTCGTTATTGGAACAGCTCGACAGGAGTGCTAGGCCCTGTGGCTACTTGTCCTGATTGTGAGGTAGAATGCTCTGACATTGTATTTTCAATAGGCTCAGGGACTAACACAGACCCTTCATCTCCTCCCGCTTCAGGCTCTGTTGGGAAAAAGTTTATTACAAACTTTGATACAAAGACAGGTTTGGGAGCTATCGTAATTCGTTTTACTCCCGGAGAAGAGGGCAATGGAATCAATGTTGTTTATGCAGGAACTACTTATAGAACATTTTCTACTCAAACGGACGGAAGAAAAACTACAGGAACAAATGCTATATGGCTAGGGAAGTTAGATGCAACAGATTGTGTTGCTTCTAATTTTAATACCAACATTAGCGGAAGAGATTTTGATGAGTTTCTTTTTGATGGAGTTTCTTTTAATTCGTTAGGCTCATCAAGCTCTTTAAATATTACCGCAGGTAATAATCAGACTACAGCTACAGCTCCCGGTGAGTGTGTTATGGTTTTGAATAAAGCCAATGCACAAAACTCAAATGTTAAGGTAAATGTGTATGGACTTTGCGCGGGGGATGATTGGTCTTTGTCTTTGGAGTGTCCCGCTACACTTCCTTCTTTTTCTGCTTCTTCTCAAGCTGCTAGTAAAGCCGATGCTTGTTCGCTTACAATAAATCAAACATATTATTACGTTCATGTTGCAGGTAGTAATGGTGCTTTAGCTGTAAATGATTTTGTATTTAGTGATAGTGCTGCTGCATCATCTCCCTCAGATGGATGGTATAGGATAAGTACGGGATTGGCTATTAGAATTGGAAACGGAATTATTGAAGAAATAAGTGCTTGTGATGGAACTGTAAAAACAAGACGGGCAACAAGATGCTATGATGGCAAGGTGTTTTGTATGTCCGGCATTCCTAATTCTTTAAGTGCAGGGGAGCCCGTTCTTTCTTTAGAACAAGGCAACTGCATTTTTCAGACAACAAGTGATGTTTGTGATGGAAGCGAGGAAGGGAATATTACATATTCATCAACAAGTAGTAATAGCTGTACAAACTCATGCGCACTGATTGAGTTTACAAACTCAGCAAGCATTGATAAAACTGTAAGTTATACAGATTGCTCAGGAGCTGCTCAAACTCTTACGGTGACAGCAAACTCAACAAACAGCATTTGTCTTAGAAGTTTTGTCGCAAGCAGTCTTGATTCTGATATTACTTACACTCGTATTGATTGTGACTGCGATGGGCTTAACAAGTATGTGGCTACTCTTTGTGGAGACTCAACGGTTAGTCTTGTTGTTGGACACACAAGCACGCTGACTGCGGGAACATTGGTTAAGACAACTGACACCGACCCCGGCACTGATTGTGTTTACATTATAGAGCAGTCAAGCACGGATTCTATCCAAGCTTATGTGACAAGTGTTTTAACGGGAGAAACCTGCGCAGACCAATCAATCACATACAAGATTATAAATACGGAAAATGTTGCTTATTCCTACACATTTACAAATCCTGCAAACGGATTGGTGTTGTCGGGACAAGTTCCTGCGGGTTCTGTGGCAACTCCGTCAGCAGTTTTGGTTTGCTGTGTTCCTGATAGTTTGAATTTACCATTCGGTCCATCAGGTCTTTCTTCTGAAGTTCACTTCTGTAATTGCACATAATGCCTACAAGCTACACACTTACATTTAGCGAGGGAATAAAGGGGTGGCCTTCATTCTACTCTTATCAGCCTGAGTACATAAAGGGCATGAATCAGTTTCTATACACATTTAAGAATGGGAATTTGTATGTCCACAACTCTAATAGTGTAGATAGAAATAATTTTTATGGAGTTGCTTACAGCTCTAAAATAAAAAGTGTCGTCAACGACACTCCTTTGGAAAATAAGTTGTTCAAGACACTTAATCTTGAGGGAGATTCTCCTTGGTCTGCAACCCTTAATACTGACTTGCAAAACACGGGATTTATACAGTCAGATTATTTTGAGCTGAAGGAAGCTGCTTATCATGCTTTTGTTCGGAACTCAAAAAACCAATCAAGCCCGTTCGCAAATCCTGCGGGTATTTCTCAGTATGCGCTTAGGTCTGTTCAAGGTATAGGTACAAGCGCATCTACTTCAGGCGGCGCAACTTTTGTTATAAACTTTAGTACCAATCCTGTAGTCCCGATACCATCAGCTATTAGCGTTGGTGATTTCATATACCATGACAACTCAACACCTACCCTTACGGGGACTGTGACGAATGTTGAGAGGGACTTGCCGAATGGTATAAATAGAATCATAGTAGATACATCTTCAGGCACTGTGCCTGCGGGCAACCAATACTTTATGTTTATCAAAAACTCAATTGCTGAGTCGAATGGTGTCCTTGGTCACTACTGTGTGTTTGAATTAACTAACACTTCAACTTCTGCGATTGAGCTGTTTGCCGTTGAAACAGAGGTTATGAAGTCGTTTCCGTAAATTTGTGTAAAGAATTTTAGTATGCCAATAGGAACAACAGCATTGATAGGAATGGCTGCTCAGGCATTAGGCTCAGGAATGAGCTTTGCTCAGTCTCTTAAGCAGAAAGAGATGATGCGTCAGGCTAATGAAGCTGCAACAAAAGCAAATCAGCAAGCACGCAAGGCTCTTGAAAAGAATATGTTTGCTGAGATAGGCATACAAAAAGAACCCTATCGCCTTGAGAGAGAGGCTATGCTTTCTGCGGGCGCTCAAGCCACTGAAGCAGGAAGAGAGTCGGAGCGTGGGGCGGCAGCAACAGCAGGAAGGATTTATCAGCAGCAGCGAGCAGGCCAAGCTGACATTGCTCAGCGAATGGGCCAAGAGGCTTTGGGTCTTGAGAAGCTAAGGGCTGATGAAGAGGCAAGGCTTAGGGATATTGGTGTTCAGCTAGACATGGCTGAGCTGCAAGGCGCTCAGTTGGCTGAACGTCAAGCTCAAGAGCAAAGTGCTGCTGCATTGCAGGCAGGTGTACAGGGTGCAATTGGAGTTGTTCAGTCAGGCATTGCAGGGGCAGACCTGTATAAAAAGACAGGAGCGGCTAAGCAATTTGGCAGGCTTCAGGATGCTGCCGGTGCAGCAGGTATTGGAGGCGCTGACTTGCAGTCTCAAATGGCTAATTACTTGGGAGATGCTAGACTTGCTGACTTGGACCCTGTAGCGTTCCAAGACTATGTAACTGCAAATGTTAGTTCTGAAAGAATAAAAGACTTTCAGTCTAAAATGGGTAGTCAAGCTGTAATAAATCCATTCCAATCTCAGATAACTCAAAAATCTACTCCTTCTGTAATTTCTCAGACAGCTCCTCCTGCTGATATTGTTCGCCGTATGCCTGCTACTACTACTGTTGCTCCTGTTCCTCCTGTTGTTAGTAGTCAGAATTTTGAAAGACCTATTCCTTCTGTGCTACCTCAGACGGCTCCTCCTGCTGATATACGTCGTATGCCTGACTATTTAACTTATGGAGATATTGGTAGTCAGTCTCCTGCTGTTGAAATAGCTAGGAAGCCAATGCCTCAAATGCCCGCGTTGCCGGGGATGTCTATTCAGATGGCTCCAAGAGTTTATCAGCAGTTGCCTGTAACTCCACCATATCTTACTCAAGGCATTCCATTTCCAACATTTAATTAATGGCTAATACTTACATAGGCTACGCAGAGAGAAGCGCCGAAAGTCAAATCAATTGGGCTGAGGTAGGCGCACAGGTTTCCGATATGCTCAACACGGAGCAAAAAATCCGTGATGATAAGAGACAGGAAATTGACGATGCAACTAGAGAGTATCAGAAAGCGTTAGCCGATGCTCCTAAAGGACAGTCGGACAGAATCAATGGTTTTACCAATGACTTTGTAAATAAAGCACAGGAGCAGTTGCTGATGACCAATAGGCTTTTGAAGAGCGGTCAGCTTGACATGAAAGACTATCTAAACATTCGGCAGAATCTTACTGACCAAACAGGTCAGATGTTTGACACGCTGAACAAAGCGCAGGAGTACGTTAAGTTGCATCAGGATAGACTTAATAGTGACGAGGCATCAGCAGCCGAGGCTATGCTGATGGACCAACTTACAGGCTTTATGAACTTCAAGGACACGAGTTCATATGTTGATGCGCCTACAGGTATCCTTTCTATTGCCAAGACAAAGGACGGCAAGATGGCTACCGACCCTAATTCATTTATGACTATCGGTCAAATGGACGAGGGATTTAATACGTTCGTTGACAAGTTTAAGGTTGACGATGCTCTTGCAGGAATGGAACAGCAGTTGGGTGATGTTTTAAATTCTGAACTTATAGAAGCTACTGCATCAGGCAAGCTGTCTCGTGTAGAGCAAACAAAAGATAAGAAGACGGGCAAGTATGCTATCAAGGGAGATGAAGATGAATCAATAGGAAACTTTCTAACTATGGAGGACAAGTACGTTAGGGGTATTCTGACGAATAAGTCACACGCTCTTTCTGTTCTTGTTGATTATGTTCCCGGAGACTACACCATAAGCTACAACCCTGAAGACCAAGGCAAGACCATTGATGGCAAGGAGGTTGTCTTTATAAACAGAGAGAAAGGATTCAACGAGGTTGAGCTTACTAAAGACCAAGAGGAAAGAGCTGTTTCTTTTTTGAAAGAAAGATTCAGGTCTAAGATTGGTGTTGAGAAAAAGACAACTGACGTAAGAGAAAAAAGTTACCCTCCTGAGCCTCGTGCTAAAACCGCTGCGGAGTTTGCTAAAAAAGCAAGTGATGAGGAGAATGCAAATCTTTTAGGTCTTTGGAATGAGATTTATTATTCTGATGGACCCGATAAAGAAGAAAGAATTTTCTCTCTTATAAATTCTACTAGAGCAATTGAAGGTTTGGGGATTACGCATATAGGATTTACCGAAGAGCCTATCCTTGATGCTGACGGAAATGAAACAGGAAAAGTAGATGTTATTCTTGATGTAGAGTATGCTGATGAAGACATGAACATTAGCAAGAAAATTACTTCTGATGGACAGCCTCCTAGTTTTGAAGATTGGTCTACTTTAGGTTCTGTGATACATGGTATTACAGACAGAAAGAAGGCAATGCAATTAGGTGGGGGTGCAACTGTTCCTGAAAAGTACAAGCAAAGAGGCACAAAGTGGGATTCTGACTTTTCTCAAGCTGATGTTAGAAGGCAAGCTCCTGATTATGTTTCAGGCTTTATGCAAGAAGTTCTTCAAGAGGGAGGGGAGACTCCTATTACGGCAGACCTTTTAAAGAAAGATGATGGAGATGTTCAGAAAGAGCTTCAAAGGATTCTTGCCGGAACAAATATTACAGTAGATACTAAAGGGTTGGGGGAAAATGCAATCGTACTAAATAGGCAGGGGGGAAGCAAAGCTGAAGAAGTTGTCATTGACACGGGGTCATCGGCA